AAAACTGTTCTTTGAATGCCTTTGTAGAGGCCCACTCTTTCTTAGAGGAGCTTTAAGAATTAATTATTGAAAAATTTTATTTTGCTTACTAATAATTTCTAAGTGAGAAGAGCCCTAACCGTTCAATCAGAACGGCACCGTTTCCATTAAGAGCGGACCGATGCGGGGCAAATCTTTCCAACAGGTTGTATATCCCGGGCTCAAACGCGCACGGGACATTTCCCAAGCGTCTTTGCCTAATTTAGAAGCCGCAAAGCAGAGCGTATTTTTACCGTAGCGGGTGTTGATGGAATCCATCAGTTCACAGATGATCTGCTGTTGTTCGGTTTCCGTCTCTTCAAAAAGATCCTTGGTGACAGAGCCTTTCGGGACGACTTCTCCGACATAGACACCGGCGCGTTTATAGAGGCAGTCTCTACGGTAAGTTTGATTAAGCAATCGCCGAGCGTAATGAATAATCGTATTGGTATCCGAAATAGGATAAGGAAGGCCAACGCACGGATAAGCGTGCTGCTGGACATCCTGAAGGCGGAAAGGATTCGTGTTTAAGACAATACCGACGGTGTGCGCTACCGTACCTTCGCGGCGCAAGGTTCTTCCGCATTCCTGTGCATGGAACGTGATGGCGCCCAGCAAGTCATCTTTGTCGCAGACTAAATGACTGAAGCTGCGGCTTCTCATGATTTGCTGTCTTTTTGGTTTTACAAGTTCCAGTGGAATGCAGGACGTTCCCTGAAGTTCTCTTACCGTCATGGAAAGCGTAATACCGAACCGATCACGGATGGCTTCCGCATCTGCACGGGCTAAATCCAGAGCGGTACGGATTCCCATCTTGCCGAGATGCTCGGTATAGCGTCTGCCGACGCCCCAAATTTCAGAAACTGGCTCGCAAGCAAGCGCTTTTGCCTGTCTTTGAGGTGTTAAGTCGAGCCAATTGCACACACCTTTAAGTCCAGCGTAGTGTTTGGCCAAATGGTTGCAGTATTTGGCTAAGGTTTTTGTCGGTGCGATGCCGACGCACGTGGGAATGCCGACATCTTTAAACACTTTATCCTTGATCTGAAAGCCGAGCTGAGTCAGGTCGGTGCCTAAACCTTCGTACCCGCTCATGTTGGCGAAGCACTCATCAATACTGTACGGGTCGATGCAGTCAACTTGGGAGGCGATGGTTGACATCATGCGTCCGGACAAATTGGCATAGAGTTCGTAGTTACTTGAGAAAACGGCGACGTTTTCCCGTATGCAGAATTCTTCGATCTGGAAGTACGGCTGGCACATTTTGATGCCGAGTTTTTTTGCTTCTTTTGATCGAGCGACGACGCATCCGTCATTGTTACTAAGCACTATAACAGGACGGTCAGTTAAGTCCGGACGAAAGACTTTTTCGCAGGAGGCGAAGAAGGAGTTTCCGTCCACCAGCGCGAACACTTGCATACTTAGTTACTTTTAATCGTGTACTTCACAACACCGATAAAGCGCCACTCGTCGTAGTCTTTGGGAAGAATGGGTTTGTAGATGGGGTTTGAGCTTTCCGGAAGCAGACGCAGTCCCTTATCGTCTTTCACATAGCGCTTAACGGTAAATTCGTTGTTAATGCTCATGATGACGATGTCGCCGTTCTTGGGTTCCGGGGAGCGGTCGACGACTAGGAGGTCGCCTTCGTCCATACCGGCTAAGTCCATTGAGTCGCCTGTTACGTAGACGAAGAATGTTGAGGCAGGATTAGCGACTAAGAATGCGTTAAGGTCCAGTGACCTGTCTATATAGCTTTCTGCCGGGGAAGGGAACCCGGCCTGAACGCCGCATTCGTAGACCGGAATGCTTAGATGCGTCGGATTCATGGCCGGAACCAGAATCTGGTCTGTGTCGAGGGTACGAGCAGGTTCTGCGACACATTCAAGTTCACAGCGAAGCCATTTTGCGCCGCCTAACTGCTTGAAAACAGGAACCAGTTCATCTGTAAGGCAAATGGAAACACGTTTTGTATTACCAAGACCTTTGCGGCCGGCACCTTCACGAGCGCCCCCGCGGTTTTCTTTTTTAGTTGTTTTATCCATGATGAAATAAAAAGAGGAAAATTTTTGAAATAATAATACTATTTCAAAAATCTGTAGTCAATTATTCCCGTTGCTATGAATCAAGGATACCAACCGCTTTAAAAGCCTTAGAATAGTCCTAGACGAACTCCGACCGGTTTTAGTGTCTTCTAGGTCGGCAAAGGTTAGCCCTGCATCAGCAGGGCTTTTCCTTCTAATAATTTTACAATTTTAATTGGTCACCAAACTGGTCACTAAATTCTTCTTTAAGTTGCTATCTATTTGAATTTAAATTAGTTTAAATTCTCCCCCTCTCCGCCAACACCCCAATAACGGCGGGGCTTCCAAGAAGAGAATCAAAAAATGTCCACCAAAATGTCCACCACACGACATTGATATCTTTTCTATTCGCTTTTTTCTTTACTTGTGGTTTTCTGCGCAGAATTTAATAGCTCTGTCAGCTCGGTCGACAACCTCTTTGTATCTGACTGCCAAGCGGAGACATCTATTACGTTCCCTATCGGTGTTGGTTTTGGACATTCTCTCAATGTCTGCGAGCTGGCTGCGCATCCGGTCAAGCTCATCACGAGAAGCAGACTCAGCAAGCCTAAGCTCAGATAAAGCAACTGCGTCGCTCGTCTGCTTGACTTTGAATTCCTCAATCGTTCTCTCGAGCGCTGATATTTGAGTACGGGCATTTTTGAGTTCCTCCTTGTTCTGCCCCTGATGGAAGCCGTAGAAGTATGCGGAAACGACCACAAGAGTTAGGAAAATTATTTTTGGCATATCAAGAAAAGAACAAATTCAACTCCTGTATCCGCCGATCCTTCAGCCCTTTCGTGACAATAGGATTGTCCGGGTTGCAATACTTCGGCCACCACGTCCGGACATTCTCCCACTCGCCTCGGTTAATCATTCCGAATAACCTGTAGGTCCGGCACTTCGTCAGACCGAAGTTGTAGACAAAGCTCATTAGGGCAATGAACTGATTCTCGTTGATGTCGATATGGATAAGCGTTGCAAGCTCCTCCTGGGTGCGTTGGAGGTCTCGATCTAAAAGGTCGTAGGCTTCTCTCCGAGTAACGATGTCACCCTCGTGAACATTCCGGGCATGGCCGAATCCGATTGTCCAATGGCCCGTGGGGCACTTGTAGGCCATTGGTTCAAACCCTTCTTGTTCAGCTACAAACTCGGCGGCGATCTCAGGTGGGAACAGCATTAAATTTTGTTTTCTCATTTATGCTCCGCCTCCTCGTGCTTCTTATAGAGTTCGTGAATGAGTTTTGTATTGTTCTGAATGGCCTGCTCGTTAGCCCATATTCCCCGTTTGATATCGTCAAATATCACGTTGCGCTCGCAGTAATACCACCCTAGAAGGAAGCCGAAGCAGATTGCGATGGCGATAGCCGCTGACCTGCATAGGCGTATCGCCCATTCATTTAAAAAGACACTCATGATTTAGCTCCTAGCCTATTGTCTAAAAATTTTTTGATGTAATAAGCAATGATCCTGACGCCAAGGTAGGCAGCCATAAAAGAGATTCCGACTGCGGCCAACTCATTGACGCCGTAGCCTTCGAGGATCCAGAAAACCCCGATAGCAGTCACGCCTCCGGACAATGCCTCCCAGATTGCTTCAAGCGCAGAGAACTCAATCGGTTTCTCCTTGCGTTTTTCTCTCCAGTCGTCGACATATCGAAGTAACCCAGCAATTAACCCGAGGCCGCCAACGCAGGCAATGAGAGTATTTATAAGGTCTGTATGTTTAATCATGCGGATCCCCTATGGGCTCATAGCTCTCCAGCGTTAGACCGAAGAGGAGCCAAAAGACCGCCTGAAATACAGCAAAGTGGTAGGCGAATTCATTCTTGCAAGTAAGGGTTCTTGCCAGCCCTTCTATCTGCGGACATGCTCCTCTGCACATTGGAAGGACTAAACATTTTCTGCACTTTTCCCTTGTGCTCCAAGGCTTAAAGTGTTTAGAAAGATCGACCTTCTCCGGGGACAGAATATCCCCCACACAGCCTTCTTCCGTGCAATGATCGTGGCAGGAAAGGAAGTCTCCTTTGAGGTTGACTGCCGCATTATTTTCCTGATTCATCATGCATTTGACGGCACGCTCGTCGAGTCTCTTTCTTTTGACTAAGGCTTTCAGCAAACGATCGCATTCACCAGTAAGTGCGGGGAACTTATCCCAACCTTCTCGGGTTAAAGCCTTAAAGATGTTCTTTTGCAGTGTGAGCATCTGCTCATCAGTGAATATGAGCTCAGAGTCCTGAACTCCGACATGCGTCATAATGCCTTCAAAGTTCAAGTGGATATCTCCGAGTTTGATTTTGAAGAAATCTGCAATGGCGTCCACATCGGTGTTAGCGGGAGACAAGACGCAGTTGATTGAGCATGGCAGTTTAGAAAATGCCAGGCGCCACATGTCTACCATCTTCGGGTCGTCCAGAGGGTCGACTCCACGCAGACGGTACCCCTGTCCATCGTGCGAGAACGTCAGGCTTATCCCATAGGTTTCACAAAAAGCGATTTTCTCTTCATCGATTAACGTGCCGTTGGTAATGACGGCAAAACGAACTTTCGGATAAAGTTTTCGCAGTTCCGGCACTAGCTTTTGCAGTGTTTTCCAATAGACAAAAGGCTCGCCGCCCCAAAGCTCAATGACGCCGTGAACTTTTATTCCTGAAGCTCTGAGCTTTTCGATAAATGCGGGAACGTCTTTAGGTGAAGACACCCAGCGTTCATTTTCTCTATCGCTTTGAGCGCAGTACTTACAGCTCATGTTGCACTTTAGACCCAGCTGGATGCGCAGGTCCCAAAGGTCTTTACTTTTAGAGTTAGAGTAGCCGGGCTTTCCTTCGTGCTCCTTGAGCATGGCATAGGCTTTTAATCTTTCGTCCTCTATCAGGTCCACGAGCTTTCCGTCCCCGTCGTAGATCTCGTTTAGAACATTGTCATAGACCCAAGTTTCGTTTTTACCCTCGTGGGTTTTGCAGTGTAAAGCGAGCTTCATTGAAATAATTTCTCCATGGCGTGGTAAAGGGCAAATCTTTTCTTTGCGAAGTAGCAATCGATGTCGTGAGTGTTGGAGGTGTAGCAGCCGCCTCTGCACTCATCTAAAGCTTCGCAGCTTTGACATTCGAGGCTGTCGTAGAAACGTCTCGGCGAAAGCTGAGGAACGGCTTTAATCGGTATCACCTTCTGAAAGATGTTTCCCGTGATGTTGGATGCGTCGTAGTTGTGGTGACAGGCGTAGACGTTCCCATGCAGATCAACGCTCAGCAGTTCGTCTCGTACGCACATGGGCCCTACACGGGACTTCACTTTGTTTCGATGGTAGAGAAGCTGAGAACACTGCCAAGCGGCCCATGGGTCACCGATACGTGCCATCTCAATGACAGTTTCCAAGTGCTTGCAGAAGGCGTCCACGTCCTCTCGTGTCATGTAGTAGTCACTGCGGCACCCGTCATTTGCTCGTAAGAAGTGCACTGCGACTTTCGGATAGCGACCGTATTTTTCCTGCAAGCTGTAGAAGAGATCTCTCGCACCCCACATATCTGTTTGAAAGTGGTGAATCAGCAAGGAAATCGAAAACTCTTTCAGTCGAAAAATGCGGCTTAGCTGCTCGTCAGTAAAGCGGCCGTCATGCCAAGAGACCACGGTAAAAATGTCCGGATTGGCATTAGCGTAGTCAACGTAATCGTCAGTGAGGGAGCGTCCATTTGTCGTAACTGTGGACTGCTCCGGTGTGGTACCCTCATTTTTAAGGGTACCATGCAGAGCCTTAATTCTCTCCCAATAGAGCATCGGCTCTCCACCCCAATAGGCGATCCGCTCTATGCGATCACCCTTAAGGTAATCCGCCAATTTATGTGCGAATTCAACCGGGTCGGCCTTGTGATCTGCAGGTGACTTCTCATTGGTCTGGAGACAGTACCCGCACTTCATGTTGCAGGCGCTCCCGATCAAGAGGTTGACGTACTTAATCATCAGAGACCACCTGAACCGTAGCCTCGGCCCTGGAGGTGTAAAACCGATGGTTAATCTTGATTCGCATCGTTTCACCGGCCTGAAGACCTAAGGCGCAGGCTCGGAAATGTCCCACTCCGTTTGTGACCGCAACGCGCTTATGAGGTGCGTAACCATCAACAGCCTCTACGATGTAGCCGTCCCATGTCACGTCTGTTGCGACTGCGTGAGTCTTACCGTCCTTAAGTGTAAGTGTGAAATCAACCCAGCCATCCGGCGCCACCGTCTCGGAAGAAGGAGTAAGACTGTACTCAAGATTCAGCCACTTGGAGGTGGTCCCGGTCATCACGTCGGCGGCTGTCCAAACTTCACCCAGGTCTTCAAGGTTGGTAATTACAGTCGTGTCTTCCGCGGTCGTAATAGAGCGGGCACATTCTGTCAGGGGCGCATTCGGGTCTCTAACCCAAAGATCAAAGGCCCACATCCCGCCCTCATGTCGAACGTATTCTGCTGTGTTTCGACAGTCGAAGTAGGTCAATGCTCCCTTGATGATTGCATGAAGTCGGTTATTGTTCAGCCAAGTGACAAAATGAGCTCCGGGAACCCAAAGTTTTTGGAATTCCTGTACTGTTTTGTCGATGATAATCTCCGCAAGAATACAATAGTCTTCACCATTGATTTGATAAAACCTGTTCGCTTTTCCCGTGTAGCCTCTTTCGCCAAGTTTCTGAGTTGTGGTCAGCTCTTCAATCGGAGAAGCCGGTGTATCTTCCGGTACCTCAAAAAAGATTTTTTTGTCCAGTACTCGAAAAGCCGCTCTAGTTTCATCTATTGCGATAGAAAAATGATCGTAAGGTAAGGTGCTTGTTACTACGTGTCGTTTATATCCCATGTCTTATCTCCTGGACCTACATTCCGTCATCCCCGCAGTCGCAGTTTCCGGTATCACAATTCGTATAAATCGGTTTGTTTAGGTTTGAACAGTTCGGCCCGTGGCAGTTGCTTGTGATCGTGCACTTGTTGCACTTAACTTGACCGCACTGAACTTGAGTGCATTGCACTTGGTAGCAATGAACGTTGTTGCATCTAGAGCACTGGGTGCAATAGGTACAATGCGTGCAGTAAGTGCAATGTCCCGTCTTCCAGTTGAGGTCGTTTTGTAACTGGCTCACCTTTGTCAGATTGGCCCAATAGCCGACGTCGTCCGTAAGCTGACTGACTTTAGTCAAAACGCTTTTCTTCCACAGTCCTATACCGTCAGTCAAATCAGAGAGTTTTGTCGGCAAGCCGCTTTTTCTAGCCACCGGGTGTCCCGTTGTTCCATCGTGAACTACAAGCGTCTTTTTAGTTGTGTCAACTGTAATTTCTCGTTCGGCTCCGACAAAGGTCTCATGCTCAGTCGTTGTCCCTCCACGGAGCAAAATTGTTCTGGTCGTCATGAAAGTCTCCCGGGAACAAGGACATATCCATTCCCGAATTTGACGATGGCTTCTCTTTCTGCGATCGGACATACTGTCGGAGTATCCGCAGGCATTGCAATCGATGGAATGAACCAGCCACAATAATCGTGTTCCTCTGAGTACCTGCCTCTGACTCCGTTGTCTGCAAGAATGATTTTGTTCGGATCAAACTTACTGTTAATACAGGCGCAGAGCTTGTAACTTCTGCGTTTCGTCCTGAACATCACCATCGGGTGATCGTCGGTAACCCGATTCTTTCCGCGGCCCTTCATTTGGATTGCTCGTCTAGAGCCTAAGTGTCCATGGCTGACGCCTACTACCTTAACCGGCTTTCCCAACCAATCAATGATTTCGTCTCCGATCAGAATGTTGTGAACATCTATTAGGCCCTTGCTTGTCTCCAATTTTCCTGAGACAAAGCAACTGTCGTCTGTGCAATTGCAGTCGCACTTGGTGCAGTAGCTATAAACCGAGCACTGAATCGTCGTGCAATTCACCGTCGTACAGTTGATGGTCGTGCAGTTTATGGTCGTACAGTTATGACAGTTGGAGCACTGTTGGCAATATGTACAGTGCGTGCAGTAGGTGCAATGCCCGGTGAGAAAGCCGCTGTCATTTTGCAGCTGGCTGACTTTTGTCAGAGCACCGGTCGCCCAAAAGCCTTTGTCGTTTGTAAGCTGAGATAGTTTGGTCAGCTCGTCTGAGCGCCAAACGCTTAAGTCATCTACCAGCTGAGATAACTTTGTCGGTACCTCGGCCACGCGCGCCAAGAGGGCACCTCCGGGCGTCTCCCCATCATGAAGACGAATGGTGTGGAGATCATCGTCGATCGTGATCTCCTTGAGAGCACCGGTGAAGACTGCACTATCTTCACTTGAGCCATGCTTCCATTGGATTACTTTTGCCATTTTGCTTTACCTTTAAGAGCAGTGCGTACAGTGGCCGCAGTGTGTGCAGTAAGTACAGTGTCCTGCGATATAACCTTTGTCGTTTTGAAGCTGACTGAGCTTGGTTAACTCGGCCTGTTTGAGATACTGGACATCCGGTGTTAGCTGAGAAAGTTTTGTCAGGTTTCCGCTTGATCGGTAGATGTCGTTTTCCAACTGGTTTGTATTGGTAGGAACGTCCAACTCCTTTGCCAACTCGTGGCCGCCGGGTGTTGTACCATCGTGGACTCGGATTCGATTGTTCGTCGTATTTACAGTGATCTCCCGATCGTGGCCGACAAAAAGCTCATGCTCTACAACCGTTCCTCCGCGAAACTGAATAACCTTCAGAGGCATTAGCTCAGCCCTCCCAAGTCAACGGTGTCAGGCATCGTGCCTGTCGCTCCAGTTAAACCTCGCGGGATTTTTAAAAGGAAACTCGGTGCTTCGTCCGTTCCGGTTTTTTCAACGGAAGGCTCTGAGTTCGCATCCAACATCTGTATCGAGATAGAGATTTCAGGTGTTGTTCCGGTATCTCCTTTACTTCCCGTATCCCCCTTGGGAATTCCGAAAGTAAAGACCGGAGCCTCGGATGTACCTGTCTTAGTAACGGTTGCTGATGCACCTTCAGATAACGATGCAGCTTCGACGGAAATTTCCGGAGTCGGTCCCGTATCTCCCTTAGGCCCGACTAGTTCTCCCATGTTTTCCCAGTGAGCTTCTTCTGTATCGGTTGCTGCAACCCATGTATAGAGGTTCATTCCGGCTAAGACAAGCTGACCAACAGTTCCCTCAGCAGGGAGACTTTCTGCATTCACTACCACAGCATCAGGTTGAATACCGTCTCCTTTATCACCTTTTTCGCCTTTAAAACTTCCTTGTTTCGGCGACAGAGTTGCCGTAGTTTCAGTAACGGCCGTAATCCCGAAGTAATCCCCTATCCGATTTACAACGTGGTCTCCGACCTTAATGTTGACAGATGGAGATATTGCTTCCTTAGGCACCGTCATTCCGGAAGAAGCCTCGGCCATGTATCGGAAAGAGAAGCCAGCTTCAGCATTGGACTGAAGAACCGTCTGCTTGATAGATTCCAAGCTTGTTGCAACAGAGGCCGCACTTTCCACCGCTTCTAAGTTCTCAGCTACAGTTTGAATTGCCTCAACCTTAGGGCTAAGCGCAGTGATATCGTCGGTAGCTTGTGCGACTTTTTTAATGTTGCTGGGTTCAGAGGATAAGTCCTCTGCTACAGTCTTTACATCATCCAGGTTTGCGTTTACAGCCTTAACCTTTTCAATATTGTCTCCAACCGGGTGAATACAGTCATCAATATGGTCGGCAACTTTCTTGATATACCCGTCTTCGACTTTGGTTTCGCCGTCAATATCCGTATCTGTAATTGATCCAAGGTCAAGTGTTTCTGTCTCAAACCCTCTTAGGTCGGAACCAACACGATGGATCTCATCGATGTGCTGTCGATTGATTTGCAAATCAGGAAGATGCGGAACTAAAGCATCCACCTCTGCTCCGATGACCTCGTTGCGGGCGAGAATAACTTCCGCTCGTGCAACGGCAGCGTCAATAGCCGCTTTATGAATATCGATTTGAGCTTTAGTCTCTTGGATTTCCTGCCATGTAGATGAGACGTATAAGCCGGTAGAAACAACCTCGTTGTAGATGGTCTCAGCTCTCTGTGCGTAGTCGGCCGCTTTTTCCGCCACATCCAAAAGGTCAGTCATCACCTCTTGAGGGGTTTTCTCGGACGTAATCGGGACGATAAGACAACGGCGCATCTGTTCGAGAATCTGCTGAAGCTGAATGACGCGACGATCTTCTTCTTTATTGATTGACGTTGGGCTAAAACTCCCATACATCGTCAAATTCAGATTCTGGGTATACGGGACCCCGCTGCAGATTGCGAGCTTATGCCCGCTGGCAAGTGCAGTCTTAAGCGTCACGCGTCCGCCCGGCGTCGTGTTTTGGTCAGAGTTGAGCGTGCAGGTGTAAGCGTCTTTGCTCAGTGTCGTTTCCTTCTCGTCTGCGTCAGCCACAATGACGACAACGTCATCGGCGCTCAGCATGTAGAAGTCAAAATCAAACTGAGTCTGACCCGTGCCGGTAAACGGCCCCGCTTTGCGATTACTTTCAGGAACCATATATCTATCCTCGATTTGAAGAAAAATATAAAAGTCCCCAAAAGTTCAATGCGCACTATTTCATAATCTCCCAGCGGTCCTTGGATTTGGCCACTCGCGGCAGTCGCCCGGGCATTGCGCTCGTC